AGGGCACAGGCGTGGTGACCGACCTGCTGCGCGACCGCGCCTTCCGGGCCTCGGGGCTCGCAGGGTTTGAGGCCGGGTGGTTTGCCGCCGGGACCCTCACATGGACCAGCGGGGCGAATGCCGGGCGGATCACCGAGGTGCTGGCGCACGGGCTGGCGGGCAGTAGCGCCACCCTGACCCTTTTGGAAGCGCCAGTGCGCGCCATTGCTGAGGGTGACAGTTTCATCGCGCGCGCGGGCTGCGACAAGCGCATCGCCACCTGCACGGGCAAGTTCGCCAACACCCCCAACTTCCGGGGCTTCCCACATATCCCGGGGCAGGACGCGGTCCTCAGATATGCATCGCAAGATGGCAGCCATGAGGGAGAAGTCCTGTGATGACCGCCGATCCCGCCCGTGTCATCGCCACCGCCCGCCGCTGGCTCGGCACGCCCTATCACGACCAGGCGAGCCTTTGCGGGGTTGGCTGTGATTGCCTTGGCCTCGCGCGCGGCGTCTGGCGCGAGGTGGTGGGCGACGAGCCCTTCCCGATCCCGCCCTACAGCCGGGACTGGGGCGAGACCGGGCCGCATGAAGTGCTGGCCGACGGTGCACGCGCGATGATGCCGGAGATCACGTCCGCCGACGCGCCGCCCGGCGCGCTGGTGCTATTCCGCATGGCCCCGCGCGCCATCGCCAAACATGTCGGGATCCTGACCGGACCCCAAAGCTTCATCCACGCCTGTGAGCACCTTGGTGTGATCGAGCAACCGTTCACCCCAAGCTGGCGGCGGCGCATCGCCTTCGCCTTCCTCTTTCCCGAGGGGGGCTGACTTGTGGCAACGCTTGTCCTCGGCGCCGTCGGCACCGCCATTGGCGGCAGCATCGGCGGCAGCCTCCTTGGCGTGAGCGCCGCCACCATCGGCGGTTTTGTCGGCTCATCCATCGGGTCGGTGGTCGACACCTGGATCGTCTCGTCGCTGGCTCCCGCGCAACGCATCGAAGGCCAGCGCCTAGACAGTCTGCGCATCACCTCCTCGACCGAAGGGGCGGTCATCCCGCGCCTCTTTGGCCGGATGCGCATCGGTGGCAACATCATCTGGGCCACGGATTTCCGCGAGGAGACCAAAACCAGCCGTCAGGGCGGTGGCAAGGGCGGCGGGCCAAAGGTCACCACGACCGAGTTTCTCTACTTTGCCTCCTTCGCCGTCGCCCTCTCGGAGGGCGAAGTGACCGGGATCGGGCGCATCTGGGCCGATGGCAAGCCGATGGATCTCTCGGGCGTGACCTGGCGCTGGTATCCCGGCGATGAGGCGCAGGAGCCAGATCCGTTTATTGCCGCCAGGATGGGAGCGGGCAATACTCCTGCCTATCGCGGCACCGCCTATGTGGTTTTCGAGGAACTGGCGCTTTCCGCCTTTGGCAATCGCCTGCCGCAGCTCTCCTTCGAGGTGTTTCGCCCGCTGGCCGATCCCGACACCGCCGAAGGGCTGGTGAAGGCCGTGACGATGATCCCGGCCTCGGGCGAGGTCATCTACGCCACCCAGCCCGTCCGGCGGCTCTCCGGTCCGGGTGGGGCGACCCGCGCCGAGAACATGAACGCGATTTCCGACACCTCCGATATCGTCGTGGCGCTCGACCGGCTGCAAGCCTCGGTTCCGGGCATCGAGAGCGTCAGCCTCGTGGTGGCCTGGTTCGGCGATGACCTGCGGGCCGGGCAGTGCAGGATCCGGCCCGGCGTCGAGCTGCCCGTCAAGATCACCTCGCCCGTCGCCTGGTCGGTGAATGGCGTCAGCCGCGCCAACGCCCTCCTCGTCAGCCGCGACAGCGACGACCGCCCGGTCTTTGGCGGCACACCGGCGGATTTTGCGGTGGTTCAGGCGATCCGGGAGATCCGGGCGCGCGGGCTGCGGGTGACCTTTTACCCATTTCTCTTGATGGATGTGCCCCCCGGCAACAGCCTGCCCGACCCGTATTCCGACAATGAAGCGATGACGGGCCAGCCAGCTTTTCCCTGGCGGGGGCGGATCACCGCTTCGCCTGCGGCGGCGGTCGCGGGAAGCGTCGATAAGACCAGCGCCGCCGCGGCACAGGTCGCGGCCTTCTTTGGCGCGGCCACGCCCGCCAGTTTCAGCCTGTCGGGGGATGTTGTGAGCTGGGCCGGACCCTTGGAGGACTGGGGCCTGCGACGCATGGTGCTGCATTACGCGCATCTCTGCGCGGTGGCGGGCGGGGTCGACGCTTTCCTGATCGGCTCGGAGATGCCCGGGCTGACCACGATCCGGAGCGGGGCCGAGACCTATCCCGCCGTCACCGCGTTCAAATCCCTTGCCGCAGACGTGCGCGCGATCCTCGGGGTGGGCACCGCAATCAGCTATGCCGCCGACTGGTCGGAATACTTCGGGCATCAGCCCAGCGATGGATCGGGCGATGTCTATTTCCACCTCGATCCGCTCTGGGCGGATCCCAGCATCACCTTCATCGGCATTGATAACTACATGCCGCTCTCGGACTGGCGCGACGGGTTTGAGCATGCCGATGCAGCCCTTGCCCCCGCGATTTATGATCGGACCTATCTGCAGAGCAACATCACGGGCGGCGAAGGGTTCGACTGGTTCTACGCCAGCCCGGCTGATCGCGCGGCGCAGATCAGAACGCCTATTACCGATGGCGGCGAGGACAAGCCGTGGGTGTTCCGCTTCAAGGATCTGCGCGCCTGGTGGCAAAATGCGCATTTTGACCGGCCAGGTGGCATCGAGAGCGGCACGCCCACCGCATGGGTGCCGCAATCAAAACCGATCTGGTTCACCGAACTGGGCTGCCCGGCGATTGATCGCGGCACCAACCAGCCGAATGTGTTCTTCGACCCGAAGTCCTCTGAAAGCCAGGTGCCGCACTTTTCCCGCGGCTGGCGGGATGATGCGATCCAGCGCGCCTATCTGGAGGCCATGTATCTCTGGTGGGGTGAGGCCAGGAACAATCCGGTGTCTTCCGCCTATGGCGCGCGCATGGTGCATGTCCCCGAATGCGCCGCCTGGACCTGGGATGCCCGGCCCTATCCGTTCTTTCCGGAACTCACCGATGTCTGGAGCGATGGCCCGAACTGGCGGCTCGGGCACTGGCTCACCGGGCGGCTGGGGGCTGTGTCGCTGGCGGCATTGGTGCGCCAGCTCTGCCTGCGTGCCGGGCTGCCCGAGGAACAAATCGACGTCTCCGAGTTATGGGGCGCGGTCGAGGGCTATGTGATTTCGGCACTGGAAGCGCCGCGCGCCTCGCTCGGCATCCTGGCGCGGCATTTCGGGTTCGATGCGGTGGAAAGCGAAGGCCGCATCAGGTTCCTGATGCGCGGCCGGATTGGCAGCGTGACCATCACCCCCGACAGCATGGTCGCGCCATCGTCAGGATCGGGCGACGTGATGGAACTGACCCGCGCGCAGGAAACCGAACTGCCCCAGGCCCTGAAGTGGCAGATCGCCCGCGCCGACGAGGATTATGACGCGGCGCAGGTCGAGGCCCGGCGCATCACGGTGGACACCGCGCGCATCGCCTCCGAGGCGTTCCCGATAGCGGTGCCGCCGGAAGAGGCCGAGCGCCGCTGCCGCCGCGCCCTGATGGAAGCCTGGGTTGGCCGCGAAACTGCGGCGTTCCGTCTGCCGCCGTCGCGTCTGGCGCTGGATCCGGCTGACGTGATCCTGCTCGATCACGATGGCCGATTGACCGAGATGCGCCTCGTGTCCATCGCCGACTCCGACCTGCGCAGCATTGACGCCGTGCGTCAGGACCGCGCGGTCTATGATCTGCCACCCGGAGAGCGACGCCCGACCACGCTCGCAACTCCAACGGTCTTCGGCGCGCCTGAGATCCTCCTGCTCGATCTGCCGCAGCTGCGCGACGACCAGCCTGCGCACCGGCCCTTGGTCGCGGCCCATGCCAGGCCGTGGCCGGGTGAGATCGCCGTCTACCGAAGTGCGGCAACGGATGGCTTTGCCCTGCTGACCACATTTGGCGCGCGGGCGCGCATGGGCGTGCTGTCGGCGGATTTCCATGCCGGGCCGGTGGCGCGCTTCGATCTCGGCAATGCGCTGCTGGTCGATCTCTATTCTGGCACCCTCGAGAGCGTCACCGATCTCGCCCTCTTGGGCGGCGCCAATGCGCTGGCCGTGGAGACCAGTCCGGGGCTCTGGGAGATTGTCCAGGCGGGCACGGCCGAACTCGTCGCGCCGGGGCGTTACCGCCTGACCCGGTTGCTGCGCGGCCAGCGCGGCACCGAAGGTG